GTTAAGATTAATGGTAAGCTGAACTTTACCTCTAAGACTGAAGAGAAGATGGTTGAGGTCGACTTTGGTGAGCCTCGTATTGAGAGAAAGACTATTTCTGTCAGCGAGCTGATTATCACCGGTGGTTCTCAGACTCCTCTGGAGGGCGACTTTGCCTTTGATATGGATGAAATCCATAGCGCTTTGGAAGACCGTCAGGCTCGTCTGGCTGAGCTGAAGGCAAAGCAGAAGGCCAAGGAGAATAAGACTGCTCCTAAGGCTACCACTAAGAAGTCCATGGCTGACCTGGGCTTCTAATGGAGGTAACGTAAATGGCTATTGATATTTTAGCCATTCAGCCGTAGGTTATTTCGAGAGATTTACGCTCGAAATACCTGCTCCTGGCTGGCGCACCTAAAATTGGTAAAACTGAATTTTGTACCATGGCGCCTGATGCTTTAGTATTGGCATTTGAGATTGGTACCAATGCAAGACCCGGCGCCATGATTCAGAAGATTGATACTTGGAGTACATTCAAGTTAGTTCTTCGTCAGTTAGAAAAACCAGAAGCAAAAGCCAAGTTCTCAACCATCTGTGTTGATACAGTTGCAATTGCTTATGACCTGTGTGAACAATTTATTTGCGCCCAAAACGGTGTGCAAAAGATTGGTGACATCCCTTATGGTGGTGGTTATGCTGCTCTATCCAAGGAATTTGACGGCGCGCTCCGTAAGATTACTATGATGGGTTATGGTCTAATTATGACTTGCCACTTAAAGGAAAGTTCTGATGAGAATGGTGAAATCACTGGATATAAGCCTGACTTAAACAATCGTTGCTTAAAGATTGTTAACGGTCTGGTTGATATTATCGGTGTTATCACTCAGACTTGGGATGAGCATGGTGAAAGTCACCGTTGGATTCAGACTCGTTCTACTCCCACCATTGTTGCAGGTTCTAGATATAAATATCTTGCTCCTCGAATTCCATTTGGCTATAATGAGTTTTTAGAAGCTCTGGGCCAGGCAATCGATAAAGAGCAGGAAAATGGCGCAGTCGTTACTGACGCAGCACCTGTTGACACATTTGAGAAATTGGATTATAAAGCAATTCGCGCAGAAGCCTCTGAATTGTGGACTGTCCTTGTGGAAAAAGATCCCGAAAATGCTCCTGTTATCTTGAAAAAGGTCGAGATTATTTTTGGTCGTCCCATGAAGCTGTCTGAAATTACAGAAGATCAGGTTGATTTGTTTAACCTTGTTGTTCTTGATATGAGAGATATGTTAAAGGACTAATCCTTTTAATTACGCCACCCTTGGTTTCAAGGGTGGCTTTTTTCTAATTTGACTTTTTACAAAAAATGTGATATAATATATATAGGAAAATAAGGTAAGATTGGTGGTGCGATAATGGCAAAAACGATATTGGTAAAATGTCGTATTTGTAAGCAGCAATTTAACAGACTAGATCCAAACCTAATTGAAGGAGTCGACTTTGTAAAACCCAGTGAAAAAATGTATTATCATAAGAAATGTTATGATGAATACCAAAATTCCAAACTGGATGTTCATGCAAACATGACTGACGAACTTTGGTTCAAGGCAGCCTGGGATTTCTTGCGCAGAGATTTAAAATACGACTTTAATTTTGTGAAGGTTCGTCGTCAGTGGGAAAGTTTTTTAAAGAATAAGATGACCGCCAAAGGTATGTATTTCGCTTTGAAGTATCATTATGAAATTAAAAAGGGAGATGTATCAAAAAGCGAAAATGGTATTGGAATAATTCCACATATCTATGAGGATAGTCGCGGCTATTGGCAAGAGCGAGAAGAAAGAGATAGAGGTATTGTCGCCGCTATTGAAGAGCAGATTCGTCAAGCTCAAAGTCAAAATATCATCGAAGTAAAGATGAAGAGAAAGAAGCGGCACATAAAAACTGCAGCAGAAATGCTAGCAGAAGTAGATATGGAGGACGATGAATGACAAATAAGGGAACCATTCAACAGATTCTTGGTTCTCTGATGAAGCATCCTCAGTTTTTAAGCGAGGTTGATAAGTACAGCTTGTCTATCTCAGACTTTTCAACTAAGTTCGAGAAATATGTTTTTAATGCCATAAATGGTTTGTGGCATAATGGCGCGCAGAGGATTACGGCTCTAGATATTGAGAGTTATCTTGAAGCTAATGATGCAGCGAAGAAACTATATGAACAGCAGAACGGTCTTGAATATTTACAGGATATTGAGGAGTTCTCTAATATAGAGAACTTTCCTTATTATTATACCAAGCTGAAGAAACTGAATTTGCTCAGAGATTTAAAGAAACAAAATTTCCCCGTAAGTGAATTTTATCAAGAAGATTTAACTGCGGCAGATGCAATGGAAATTAATCAACGATTTGAAGAATTGACTGTCAGCGATATTATTACTGCGGTTAAAAAGAGATTGCTGGTTTTGGAATCTGATTATGCAGGCACTGAAGAAGTTCAAGAATGGAATATTGGCGATGATATTGATGAAATTGTTGAATCTTTTGGTGCAGAAGGAAGCGTTGGACTTCCTATTCAAGGTTCTATTTTTAGTAAGATTATTGATGGAGCACAGCGTTCTTGTCTAACTATTCGTTCTGGCGCGAGTGGTACTGGTAAAACAAGAAACGCCGTGGCAGATGCTTGTATTCTTGCTTTTCCTATAAGATATAATAGCACAACTGCTTCTTGGGAACAGAAAGGTAATAATCAGAGAATTTTGTTTATTATCACAGAACAGACTGATATTCAAATTAAGAAAATGATTTTAGCATACTTAACTGATATAAATGAATCTAAATTTAAGTATGGACGTTTTACCGAAGAAGAAAAGAAGCGAATCGCGCAGGGTAAACAGATTATGAAGGATTACGCAGATAATTTTATTCTGGTTCGTATTCCTAATCCAACTATTGATTTAGTAAAAACCAAAGTGCGCGAAAAAGTTTTGTTGCATGATATTGGTTATGTATTTTATGACTACATTTTTATTGGACCTGCACTTCTTAATGAGTTCCGTGGTTTTGGTGTTCGTAATGATGAAGTTTTGTTGATGATGGCAACCGCTTTGAAGGATTTGGCTGTTGAATTAGATGTTTGTGTTTTTACTTCTACGCAGGTTAATGCAAATGTTGATAATAACACAAACATTAGAAACGAGTCTTCTCTAGCTGGTGGTCGTTCAACAATTAACAAAGCAGATAATGGCGCGATTATGGCTCGTCCCACTAAGGAAGAGTTAGAAACTCTTGAACCAATCATCGCTGTTCATGGTAAACCGAACTTGGTAACCGACATCTTCAAAGTTCGAAGTGGTGAGTGGACACAGGTGCGTATTTGGTCTATTGTTGATTTAGGCACAATGAAGCGAGATGATTTGTTTTTAACTGATTCTCGGTTAGTTGTTATCAACGATTTCTATACTGGTGATGAGTACAATATCAGTGATTTTGAAAGCGATGAACTGATTGAAATTAAAAGAAAGGTTGATTGGCTAAATGGATTATGCTGAGATAATTTCTAATTTGGATACTGATTCTGTGATTCATTTGATGACAGAACTTGGCGCCGACAGATACGATGATAGGGGAGATTTTGTAATCTTTCCCACCATCTGTCATAATTTGGAATCTAGCGAAGCATCAATGAAATTATATTTTTATAAAAAGAATAAGATGTTCGTTTGTTATACAGAATGTGGAAGTATGTCTATTTTTAAATTTCTTCGTACTTACTACGAAGAAAGGCAGATAGAATACGACTGGTATCAAGATATTTATGAAGTGGTTTGTAATTGTTCTTCTTTTAAGCAGAAAGAAGGTTTTGTTAAACCAGTTTATAAGAGTTTGAAAGAACGCTATTCTGTCGCACGAAAAGAAGTTCAGCTTCCAGAATATTCGCCAAATGTGTTGGATTGTTTTGTTAAATATTATCCTCCAGAATGGTTGAACGATGGTATAACAAAAGAAGCTATGGATGACTTTGATATTTCCTATTCAATCTCTCAGAATAAAATTATTATTCCTCATTATGATATTGAAGGACGTCTTGTAGGTATTAGAGGGCGCGCATTGAATGAATGGGAAGTAGAAAATGTTGGTAAGTATGCACCAATACGCATTGAAAATACTTGGTATAAACATCCACTTTCTATGAATCTTTATGGCTTATATATGACAGAATTTGATATTAAAGAAAGCGGAATTTGTTTTTTATTTGAAAGTGAAAAGTCTGTTTTACAGATGGAAGGCTTCTCAATACCAAATTGTTCCGCGGCAGTATGTGGAAGTAATTTTAACAAATATCAATTAAACATCCTTATGAAGCATTGTCATCCAGCGCATATTGTTTTGTGCTTTGATAAAGAAGAGCTTCCTGGAGAGGAAAAATATTTTAATAAATTATGGAATATCTGTCAAAAATATAAAAATTATTGCAACTTCTCTTTTATCTATGATAGGGAAGGTTTGCTTGATTTAAAGGATTCTCCTACAGATAAAGGAGAAGAAATTTTCTTGAAACTATTAGATAAGAGGGTAATTGTTAAATGAAAACCAAACTGATTAACGCAAACTTTAAGAAAGATTATGTAGATTCACTTTTGAAGGCTCGTGGTATTGAAAATCCAGAAGATTA